CGAGTTCTAAGCTTGGAAAAGAGCTATTAGATCAAGCCTCAGTAAACCCCGCTATTGCAAATATGCAAGCACAGATGGCGGGTTCTAAGCTTGGAAAAGAGTTATTAGACCAATCTTCAATAAACCCCGCTATTGCAAATATGCAGGCACAAATGGCGGGTTCTAAGGCTATAAGAGATATGCAGGCACGCGGTGATGGTTCTAGGCTTGAAGACGATTTATTAGAGGTTCTTAAAGATATAGATGATTCTAACTTCGCCGAAGGTGGTGTAGTATCATTACTTGACACCGCCCGAAACATGACCCGCCGCCCACGGGGCATTATGGGGTATGTGCCATATTTAGGAGCTAAGTAATGGCGATTGAAAAGAACGTCCCTACCCAGTTGGACGAAGAGGATCTCCGCGCCGAGTTGGAGATTGAGATTCCGGATTCTATGAACGATGTCAACATGATGTTGGCTGAAGGTGACGTGGATAACGTTTCGATCACTGAGACCGACGATGGTGGTGTTGAAATTGATTTTGAAGCGGGTGAGCGTAACGAAGGCGACGAAGACTTCGGCGATAACTTAGCGGAATATATGCCACAGCGTGAATTAGGTCGTATCGCTAACATGTTGTTAGACGAATATGATGCTAACAAGGCTGCAAGATCGGATTGGGAAGAATCTTACGCTAATGGTCTGGAGTTATTGGGCTTTAACTATGAAGAGCGTACGGAACCTTTCCGAGGAGCAACGGGTGTAACGCACCCTTTGCTTGCTGAAGCTGCCACACAGTTTCAGGCGCAGGCTTTTAACGAGTTATTACCGGCTTCTGGTCCTGTTCGCACGGCGATTATGGGTCAGGAAACTCGTGAAAAGCAGTCGCAATCTAAGCGTGTCCGTCAATTTATGAACTACTACATCACTTGCGTGATGGAGGAATACACACCGGACATGGATCAGATGTTGTTCTCATTGCCTCTGGCAGGTTCAACATTCAAGAAAGTTTACTTTGACGATGCCATGGGCCGTGCAGTGAGCAAGTTTGTTCCTGCTGAGCAGTTGGTGGTTCCTTACGAGACTTCTGACCTTGAGACGTGCCCTAACATTACGCAGGTTGTGCGTATGTCGCTTAACGACGTGCGCAAGATGCAGATTGCAGGTCAGTATTTAGATGTGGAGGTATTACCTTCGCAGAAAGAAGCGACGTCAATCAGTGATGAGTTGGATGATATTAACGGATCATCGGCATCACACATTGATTATGACTGTACCTTGTTAGAGTGCCACGTTGAGTTAGATCTGGAAGGTTACGAAGACCTTGATGAAGACGGCGAGCCTACCGGTATAAAGTTACCGTACATTGTGACGCTCAGTTATGACAATGGTGAAATCTTAGCGATTCGTCGTAACTATCGCGAGGACGACGAAACACGGTCCAAGATCCGTTATTTCGTGCATTACAAATTCTTACCGGGCTTTGGTTTCTATGGCTTGGGTTTGATCCATACGATTGGTGGTTTGTCGCGTACTGCGACGGCGGCATTACGCCAGCTAATTGATGCTGGCACTTTATCTAACCTGCCAGCAGGTTTTAAAGCACGCGGCATGCGTATTCGTGATGACGAAGAGCCTTTGCAGCCGGGTGAATTCCGTGATGTTGACGCACCGGGTGGCGCGATTCGTGACGCGTTGATGCCGTTGCCGTTCAAAGGTCCTGATCAGACGTTATTTCAGCTGCTAGGATTCGTTGTAGACGCCGGACAGCGCTTTGCGACCATAACCAATATGCAAGTTGGTGATGGCAATCAAAACGCCGCTGTGGGCACGACAATCGCTTTGTTGGAACAAGGCTCACGGGTCATGAGCGCAATTCATAAGCGCTTGCATTATGCGATGAAGCAAGAATTTAAGATTCTGGCGCGTGTAATGGGTGAGTTTTTGCCGCAAGAGTATCCGTATGCGGTTGAGGGTGCTGACGCATCGATCATGGCGCAGGATTTTGACAGTCGTGTGGACATTCTGCCGGTGTCAGATCCCAACATGTTTAGTCAGGCGCAGCGTATTGCATTGGCGCAGACTAAGTTGCAGTTAGCAGGTGCCGCTCCTGAGCTGCATAACATGCACGAAGTTTATCGTGATATGTACGACGCGTTAGGCGTGAAAGATGTGGACCGTTTGATGAAGACGGTACCCGATGAAGAGCCTGCACCGAAGGATCCTGCAAGCGAGAATATTGATGCGTTAGATATGGCACCGTTGACCGCGTTTGAAGGACAGGATCACCAGTCGCACATTATGTCGCACATGGTCTTTGGTTCGACGCCGATGGTTGCAGGTTTGCCTCCGGTTGCGATGGAGCTTCAGAAGCACATCATGCAGCACGTTAAGGTAGCGGCAGAAGAGCAGGCAAAGGTTCAGATGTCACAAATGGCACAGCAGCAGCCTATGGACCAAGCGTCTGCGGATTTGCAGTACAACACCATGGTTGCGCAGTTCATTGCACAAGGCATGCAGCAGGTGAAGCAGCTTTCTGGCGAATTGTCAGGTGCTGGTCAGCCAGATCCATTGGTACAGTTGAAAGAGCAGGAGTTGCAACTCAAGGCTCAGCAGCAGCAAGCCAACCAGCAGAAAGATCAAGCCGATTTGCAGCTCGATCAAGAGACGCTCAAGATGCGCGACCGTCAGTTCTACGACCGTATGCAGTCGCAAGAGCAGCAGACCGCATCGCGTATCGACGCAGGTTATGTGCGTGAGATGCTGAAACAAAATGGTAATCCGCCAACGCAATAATGTTCCACGTGGAACAATAGGGGTCGCTTATGATGACAGGTGTGCAGAGGGTTAAACTATTCTTCTACTCATTTGTTGTGGGGGGTGCGATTGTTGCTGCGATCACATTGGCTGAACAAGCCATGGCAGCAGACCCTATTGTTACCGAATCAACCAGTACGGTGACGACAAATGGCAGTCAGACGACAAAAGTCGAATCCCCTCCGCCTTCAGCAATTGCTCCTCAGTTCTCAACGGGAAATAACTCAGATTTATGCACCATCGGAGCTGGCGGAGCTGTTCAGACTCAGATACTTGGAATCTCCGTCGGCTCAACCTTTACCGAAGAAAACTGCTTGCGTTTGAAGAAGGCGTCAAAGCTTTATACGTTTGGCATGAAAGTTGCGGCTGTTTCGGTAATGTGCCAAGACCCGGACGTCTGGCAGGCGATGATGGATGCAGGGACTCCTTGTCCCATTGACGGCTTGATTGGTAATGAAGCAAAGGCTGCATGGGCGGTAAAGACGACTGAAGTACCTAAAGAGGATGGCAAAGATGAACCGACGGCTGAAGACAAGCGCAATCAAGCTCTTGGCATTATCGGCGGTATTTTTGGCACCGCCTTGTTATTCTGATTATGTCTTTGGAAACAGCAATAACGCTGCTGCTGGGGGTAGCACTTGGGGGATGTCTAGTTCTCTTTTTCCTGTACCAGCATTGGAAGGTGTGGACATCAACGGCGTCTTCTACCGATACACAGCCGTCAAAGACCCGGCAGACCCCTATACCGTCAGTATCCAGAACGAGAATGCCGATGGAAGTGGATATATATTCCGGTCAACAGATGATTGGTCGGGGGGTCGTGGTGCAACAATCCAAAAATTCATACCGCTGCCATATTCGCCAGTGGGAGATTGGGGCGATGGAAGCATTGAACAGGTGGGCATAGGTCGTGTGGAAGACCCTCTTGTTTTGTATTCTTATCGTTTTGACCCTAACAGGGTGCAGCAACCGGAACTCCCTGATCTTCCTACCTACGATATTTACGATTCACTCAACGACATCTACGTCCTCAACTCGCTAGAGCCTACGGATCCGGATCTTTACGACAAAGAAGAGGCGGAGAAGGATGAAAAGGACGAAGAAGGCGACGATAACCGGTTAGAAACAGCCTTAGCTGCGCAAGAAAACGCGCTAACCCTCGCAAACAGTGTGTCACAAGGGGCGCTTGTGAAAGCCATGAATACCGCCACAAACCTGAATAATTACTATGTTATGCAGCTGAAGGGAGGTAACTATCAGGAAACGGTTGTTTTAATTGACAAAAATATACCGGATAATCGTAAGGCGCTTCGCAGTTTGGGGCAGGACCGATTACACGACCAGATGGTTGACTCACAATGGGGGAGATAATTATGAATAGTGTCAAAATAATGACGGCATTATGTCTTTTTTCTGGCGCAGCGCATGCTGTCGATGTGCCAATTACCGGTACGGTCCAGTCGCGTTGTACGATTGATACGGATACGGCGGGTGTTTACGGCAACCCAAACGCTTATACCTTGACGACCACGCCAGCTGACGGCGGTGTATTGCCGGTGACACGCTTTGATGTGACGTTGGCAGATGCGTATTACGCGCGTGTAACTCACCCAGATGCTTTCAGCACCGCGCCTTCTAGCAACGCTACAATAACGTTTACCGGTTCAACGGAAGTACAAACTGTAGGTGATGCGGGTATGTCGGGTTATGAAGCGGCGAAGACGACCTTTGGTAATAGCACCCAATATGATTTGACGGTAGCCGGTTCGCTTTGGTTGAAGACTAGCTCAACAGCAACTAATGGTGGCGATAAAGCATTTCCGGGCGGTACGTATCGTGCCATTGTGGTGGCAGAGTGCATAGCCAAATAAAGAATGTATTACTCGCTATTCTGGTAGCGTTGTTAATACTGTTCATGTCGTCTGTTAGGGCGCATGAGATGACACCGACTTATCCTAAGTGGGTGCCGTCGCACATGGAAGGTGTGTGGAAGACTACGATGGAAATGTTCAATAAGCGCAAAGACGTCGAATGGTACGAAATTGGTGTGTTTGACGAGAAGTGGCAGCCCGTTAACTTTGTCACAAGTTACAGGCTGTTCAATATGCCGTATCTTAGCCACGTTAAGTTCGATGTGTATGTCGCCACACCTGACGTCGCCGTTGCAGAATACATCTGTTCTAAATCTAAATTAAGAGAAATTAAAGAGCAAAAGACCATGGTAGCCACTCGAATCTGTTCGAGGTTTAAGCCATGAAGCAGCGTATCCTTTATGTGTTGATCTATAGCGGTTGGTGGCTGCTGCTGGTTATTGGCAGCGCTAAAGTGTTAGCTGATAGTAGTTCGCTAAACTTAGCTTTACCTAACATGGGCGCAACCTATGGAACGGACTCAATTCGAGCGGGCGATCTTGATTGCCAAAATAGTATCGGTGGTGCTACTAACTTTGAGCTTGGGGTTACTGGGATTATTGATAACGCAGTTAGCCCTTTTGATTCTGAAGACCCCATGAATCCAACGACTAAAGATGTGGGTGTTTATGCGCGGATTATTATCCCATTGGACGGTCCAAAAGAGCGAATCAACTGTAATACCTTATATCAGCTAGAATTACAGCGTAGACGGATTGAAGTCATGAAGCTGCAACAAGAGCTTGAGAACCTACGTAATTTGCAGAAACAGGGTGGATTTGAGAATTAGCTAGTAAGGACATGACGGGCACTGCTAGAAACCGTCAAGTTGACTCCCCTACTAGCCAGAGGTAAGTGTATGACAGATTTAGGAGAAAAACTTGACGATATTGAAGGCTTGGCTGATAAACGTCTCAGCCTTTTTGGCTTACGGTTCACTCCTACTCAGCTTGGGCTTGCTTTCGGTCTTATTAGCACCCTTATTGGTGGTCTTTATGCTGGTTTCACTATGTACCAACGCATCGAAGAAATCGCATCGCTCGATATTGGCGCGTTCGAGCAAAGAATGGAGCTTATTGACCAAAAAATAGACAACCAAGATAAATTACTGGTATCTATAGAGAGTAATCTGCGCGATACCAAGCAGCTTACCTACGATATTGAGAAACGAGTGAACGACAAAGTAGTTTACTTTGAAGGAAAAATGGAGAAGTTCGAATCTAAAGTCGATGCGACAAAGGCAGATTTAGAAGAACGTATCCAAGAGGCATTAAACAACCCATTGGCGAATTAAAATGACAGATTTAGGCTCAGCAGATTTAGATGGCGACGGCATTGTAACTAGCGAAGAACACGCGATTTACATCGAAAAACTACGTCGAGAGATGGAGGATGAAGATGCTAAACGAGATCAGCAGCGAAAGATGGTTTGGTTTGCCTTGCTTGGCATGTTGCTGTATCCACTGTTTGTATTTGGCACTGAGGCACTTGGATTCGCCAATGCGTCTGGCGTGATAGGCGACATGGCTCCAACGTACTTCATGTCAGTATCCGTTGTCGTAGGCGCCTTCTTTGGGGCTGATGCTTACGTCAAAGGCAAAGGCAAGAAGGAAGACAAAGGTGGTGATAAGTGAGCCTTGCACAAGATTCAATTATTGAATTGTTTTTAGTTATGGCGGCTATTCCAGCCGTCTTTTATGTACACGATGTATTTGTACGTTTTTATCAATCGTGGAGGGATAAGCCTTGATACCTGTAGAACTGCTGACCATGGCTGGTGGAGCGACCCTTGGTGGGATTTTTAAAATGATCGACAAAGCTCAGGAAGCGAAGAAAGCGCAGAATGAGATGATGATGCAAATGATGAAGGCTAAGACTGAAGAAGCCGACGCCTCCTCTGAGCGAGCAACCAAAGCTGCTGATGCTGCTGCGGCTCGCGTTGGTAATGATCCGTTTGCCAAGATGACGCGTCGAATCTTTGTACTTTCGATGATTGGTCTTGGCGCTTGGGCGATGATGGGCTCATTGACGGGCTTGGATATTGTTGTACCAATTGAGAAGCAAACTGGATTTAACCTGCTTGGCTTGATTGATACTACTGGGACAACTACTGAGTTTGTTCGTTTAGAGAATGCCATTGTTGCTTTTGAATGGTTAAAAATCTCAATTTTAGCGGCTGGTAGCTTTTATCTAGGCAAGAGTTAATGAAGCGATTAAGCGTTTTAGTGATTGTTTTGACGATAGCTGGCTGTTCGCTACTGTCGCCAAAGCAAGAAGAGCAAGGATGTCCACCTGACGCAGATTACGTGTGTATAGACATCACGAAGGGTAAGCAACAGGTTCAAGCTGAACTTGAACAGATGCTGAAAACTCAAGAAGGGTTTATGCCGACGATTTATGAAGATAATGGTTCGTTATCCATAGGCTATGGTCGTAACTTAGTGACTAACGGTGTGACAAAAGAAGAAGCCCTTTATTTACTTCGTAATGACATTGATCGGGTTACCGCAGCGCTGACTAAAAAGTATTCTGTTTTTGAAGAATTAACTAATCCACGACGCGCGGTCTTAATTTCTATGGCTTATAACCTTGGCATTGAAAAATTAAGTACGTTTAAGGAAATGTTCAAAGCGTTAGATCGCCGCGATTACCCATTAGCTGCTCGCGAGATGCGGATGAGTAAGTGGTGCGATCAAACCAACACACGTTGTTTAGTCTTGTCTGAAATGATGGAAACTGGACAGTACAAATAACTGGGATAAGTTGCATATTTTCTTAGCATGTCCCATATAGGATATGCTAGGATTAATCCCGCAATAGGGAGATACGCAACGTATGAATGAACTACATTTGGCAGAAGCGGTTTTCCGCATTTGCCGTGAACAGCGACAGACCATTGTCGATTGCTTGCAATATGACGGTGTGAAGTCGATGGAAAGTTATCGTGAGCTAATGGGAATGCTAAATGCCATTACTCACGTGGAACAGGAACTCAAGAGCCTGCTAGATAAACAGGAGCAATTAGATGACTGATAGCGCAGCAGCGGTTACTGATACTACAGAGGATGCCGCAACCCTCAAAGACGCGTACGTAGAACCGTCTGAAAAACGAGTATTAGATCCCGAGAAGATCGGGGATTCCCTCTTAGAAAGAATGCCGAGTCCTACTGGATGGCGCATTTTGATCCTCCCATTTAAAGGCAAAGAAAAGACCGCTGGCGGAATTATCTTGGCTGACTCCACTTTGGAGCAACAGCAGGTGTCTACGCAGGTGGGTTATGTCTTAAAGGTGGGTCCACTAGCTTACAAAGACACCGAAAAGTTTCCAGACGGACCGTGGTGTCAAGAGCGTGAATGGGTGATGTTTGCCCGTTATTCAGGCTCTCGCTTCAATATTGACGGTGGCGAAGTGCGTATTTTGAATGATGACGAGGTTCTCGCTCGAATCTCTAATCCAGAAGATATTATTAATTTCTAAGAGGGTAAGAAATGTCTGACGATGACGACAAGACCATTGAGTTAGATGTAGGTGATGCTCAGGAAACTGAGGTTGAACTAGCATCTGACGATCAAGAAGAAACAGGTTCGGCGCCAGAGCGTCGTGCTGAAGCAGAATCTGACCAATCTGACGATTCTGAGGATAATTTTGACAAAGCACAAAATGCGACTCAAAAGCGTATTGACCGCTTGACCAAAAAGATGCGCGAAGCGGAGCGTCAGGCAGAAGAAGCCTTGCGTTATGCACAAGCCGTGCAACAGCAAAAAGAAGATTTGCAGTCTAAATATGACGGTATGAGCAATAGCTACGTGACCGAATATAGCGGTCGTGTAGAGAAAGAGATGCAGACTGCCGAGTCAGATTTGGCTCGTGCGATGGATCTTGGTGATACCGCAGCGGTTGTAGACGCACAGCGTCGAATCACTCGCCTAGCGATTGAAAATGACCGCGCTCAGCAGGCTAAAATCCAGCAAGAGCGTTATAACCAGCAGGTGGAGGCTCAGCGTACGCAGCAGGTTCAAAACCCTATGCCACAGCAGCAGCCTCGTCGCCCTGACCCAAAAGCAGAAGACTGGGCAGAGCGCAATTCGTGGTTTGGTTCAGACGAAGCAATGACGTATGCTGCATTTGGTATTCACAAGCGTTTGGTCGAACAAGAGCAGTTTGACCCGAAGTCAGATGAATACTATGATGAGCTTGACAAACGTATGGCGGAAGAATTTCCACATAAGTTTGCTAAACAAAATTCGGGTGACAGTCGCCGTCCAGCCCAGACGGTTGCTGGGGTATCCCGCGGAAACACTGGGCGCGCCAGAAATGGCAACAAGGTTAAACTCA